TGGGTGAAGCGCTCCGTGCGGACATGGCTGTGCCTCCAGTACTTCGGACTGGTTTTGTTAAGGCCTAACAACGTCCGAGCAGGGACTTCCAGCCGCCGGCGATTGTGGGCCACCAGGCCTCGCGCGCTGCTTCTTCGACTTCGCCTAGCTCGGGCATCCTGATCCCGCTCCGCACGAAGATGCGCACGCACTCTTGGTGTGCGGCGAGCTCTGCGGGCGTCAGGATCTCTTGCAGCCTGTCGCCGAGACCGTACGCGTGGGCACTGAGCCGAGCATAGTTGGCGAGAAGGTCTGAGGCGCCTTTCACCTTTCGGCCGAGCACGAGAGAAGCGTGGGTCTTGAGCGGGTCAGCGACGATGCCGTAGCGCGAGAACCGCCAACCGCAGAAGCCGGTGAGGTCTCCGGGCTGCTGCGTGTGGACCACCGGCTTGCCCTCGAGCAGGAGTCGCCTCTGGATCAGCGCGAAGCTAGGCTTCTCCTCCGCGAGGCAGTCCTGGGCCATGTCGTCGCCGGCGAAGACCAGATTGGCGTTGTCCGGGACGGCGAAGCGGGTGAAGTGGTACGCGATGTTGCAGGCCGTGTTGGCGTCGAACGTCGGGCCCTCACCTGAGAGGCGCATGATGCCCAGGAAGCCGGTAAACGCGCGCGCGTTCATCTTGAGCCGGAGGTAGCGGTCAAGCACGTCAGCGGGCACTCCCACATGTTGGCCGTGGTAATACTCGAAGGCGAGCATGCTAGCGTCCTGCGACTGGTCGAAGCGGGTGTAGTCGTTGGCGAAGGCTGACCCGTCGTGCCGCCACTGCTTCCTAACCCAGTCGCTGAGTTGCTCGGGCCGCGTGCCACAGTTGACGAAGATTCGCGTCGGCTCGAAGTGCTCGCGGACCTTGCGCATGTACCGTGCCATGATGCCGAACTCCATGACTACGGTCTGCTTAAAGGACGCTATCGCTTGACCAGCTTTGGCCGGCTGACCCATTTTCTCCGGCTTCTTGACCCACTGGCTTTTGTTGAACAGGGCCACCATGAAGTCGTCGAAGTCGGGGCTCTGTCGCGTGGCGCCGTTGATCAGCTGGGCGACAGACTTCTCGCCATACTTGGCAGCCACTTCGCGCTCGCACACGCTCCAAAGGGCTGATTGGAACTTGAGTGGCGCTTGCGGCAAGCCCATCGCTACCCGGTAGTTCTCGAACAGCGTGCTCCCGATGCTCAGCTTCGCGCGGAAGTCGGCGGCGTTGGACGCGGCGTCCCCAGGGACGATCCGGGCACCGAGTGTGAGCTGCCACAGAGCCTCGTCCTTTGCCTGCTGGTGGGGGAAGAGCTGCACGAAGGGGTCTTCGGTCTGGAACACGTTGGTGTATCCGTCCCCGACGCGTGCTTCGCGGTCGAACTTCTCTCCAGCGGCTTCCACCAGACCGTCGTAGTGGGCGTCGAGCGACTCCGGGGGAATGTGCGTGCGCGTAGGCCCCGTTTCGATGATGACCGCCTCGGGGGCCTTGTGGTCACGCGGCTGGGCGTCGACGTCCCGGAAGGCGTTGACGAAGCTTTGCAGGTAGGGGGTGGCGCTGAGCTTGTCCTCGGTGAAGTCCGCGCTGTTGTAGCCGTCGACGCGGTACTCCGGCATGACCACAATGTCGTCCCGAGCTCTGGAAAGCGCCGTATACCACGCCTCGTCGCTCACCGCCCGACTCGCCTCGTCGAGGACCACGGCGATGCTGCTGCACGTCAAGCCTTGGCACCCGGCGTACGTGTATGCGGTGCGGCCGGCAGCGGTGGCCGCGTCGGCTGAGGCGAGCGACGGGTAGAGGAAGGGGCGCGAGTCCGCCGGGGGTTCGAACTGGACAGTGAGCTGGCCCGACTGCGTGGAGGACGCGTGCACTCCAAGTGCGTTGGCGATGGTGCGCGCGTTCCGGTGGGTCGCGTTGACGTAGAAGTCGCTGTACGCCATGTACACGTCGGCGGCGTTCTTCAGGCCTGCGATGGCGGCCTCCTCGTTCCGCTCGTGGTACGCGGTTTGCCGGGGATCACCGAGGAGGAGGATGGGGCCGCTGTGGCGGAAGGCGCAAGCCTCGATGAGCCCGGGTGGGAGCTTGGTGTAGTCGTCGAAGACGAGGAGCTCGTGGGGCCGCATCTGCATCAACGCCTTCTCGTACGTCTTGAACATGCGGGGGTCCATGTCCGGGACGTCCTCCACCCATTTGTCTCGCAGTACGCGTGTCGGGAGCACCACGCATACGTCCGGGCCCTCGATCCCGCGCTTCTCGAGACACCTGCGCCGAAGCCAGTCGATGACTGCCTGGCTTTTCCCGCTTCCGCCGGCGCCGTGGATCGCGCAGATGTCTACGGCGGCGCCTGCCTTGCTGACTCCGGCCAAGCGCTGCGTGAGGTCGCGGCGGGCCTCATCCTGCGACCACAGGTTACCCGAACGACCGTTCTTGATGTCCGAGGCGAGTGCGAGAGCGCGGGCCGAGCCGAGGGTTGCTTTGTAGAAGTGGCGCCCGGTAGCGTCGAGAACGGCGGCGAGGGAGGCTGCTTCGCCTCTGAGGTTGCAGGAGCGAGGGGCGTTGACGTGGCCCTCCTGGATCGCCCAGATCCTGGTCTGCGCACTGGGGGTGCCCGCGTACTGCGGGGCGAGGTCGTCGAATCCACAGGCGCGTAGAACTCGAGCCTGCCGACTCGTGTACCCGTGAGAGCCGCTCGTCGACTCCTGCTGGCCCCCGACCCTGGTGGTCGAGGATGTTGGGCTCTCCCCATCTTTCGGGGAGGGGGGTTGGGTAGCCGGGTGGCCGGGGGGGGAGGGAGGTTTTGCACCGGGCCCGGGCTGCTTGGCGGGCGACAGGGCCCGGGACTCCGGCGTGATACACGCCTTGGTCCGTGCGCGCGGTGTGCGCGGCTTAGCGGGGGCGGCGACGCAGGTGGTCGTGTTGGCGGCCTCGGCGGCGTCGGTGTCGGTGTCGGCGTCGTCATCATGCTCCGCCCCAGACGCCAAGATGCTGAAACGGCCCCAAGCAGGCACGGCGACGCCTTCCCGATTGCAGCCGAGTCTGGCGTTGACCCGGGCCAACAGTGTGCGCACCTCGGCGTCCAGTCGCGCCGGCGTGCCCACGGGTGTATGCCGCCGTGCCGTGGGCCTGAAGCAGTGGATCCCGTGTGCAGCAAAGCCGGGTGGGGCGCTGACGGTTGGCTTCGGGCGATCGCGGGCAATGGTGCGGAGACGGGCGCACAGTGTCACCACGTCGAGGGGGCGGGAGGCCCAGCGGGCGGGGGTGCGCGGCTCCTCCAGCATCATGTCCGGGAGGAGGAGGGGGGAGCCGAGCCCGTGCGTGCCGGGGCGGCCTGCTCTCTCGGCCCACGTGCACCCGATGACCTCCGCGTGCGGCAAGCCGAAGCTTAAGGTCGGGAGGGGCTCGGGCGAGCTCGGCACCCTGTCGGAGGGCCGGGAAAGCTCGGCGTCGACGGCACCCTCGTCGGGGCAGAGGAAGTCCCACGGCATGCGCTGGGGCGTGGCCGGTGCGGTGACGGCGACTCGGGGGCGCGGCGCGCTGAGCTGCTGCGTCGGCACGCTGGCGGTTTCGCTGCCGGTGGCGCGCCGCGGGGGAAGGAACACCCGCGGGAGACGATCCTGCGAGACTTCGTGCACCACGGCGGCAACAGTCTGTGGGTCCGGGATGGCGGTGTCGTCGAGGGGAGGGGGGCGCGACGCGGAGGAGAGCGCATTAAACAGCTCCTCCCTATCGCCGGCGCTGAGGTGCTCCTGCCCGTCCGTTGGGGCCTCCGGGGCGGCGATCTCCCGGCTGGCGTCGTTGGTCCGCGCCTCTGGATTTTGGGGGGGGAAAAGCTCTGCGTGCTCTGCGCGCGCTGCTGCGTGCTTCGCCCGGACGCGCACCGCCTCTTGGCCGGCAGCGGCGGCGAGCAGCTTCTCCCCGAGGGTCGACCCGTCGACAGTGTGGACCCTCAGCGTGTAGGAGAAGGGCTCCCAGTCCAAGAGCTTCTTGGCCACGCGGTAGGAGCTCAGACCCACGAGACCCTCGGTGCAGTCGGCGGCCAGTTGGCGTACGCGGTTGGCCACGCGCGTGCACCAGCCCTCGCCGATCATCTGTCCGTAGTCGTTGGCGCAACTCGTCCCGGACATGAAGACGAAGTAATTCGCGATGTGCGCGATGCAGCGCGGGTCGGCGTACTCCAGGGCCTTCCCGCTTAGGAGCTGCCGCAACTTCGCGTAGAAGTCGCGGTGCGTGACCGCCTTCACGGAGCGCGCGTAAAGCATGCACTGCATGGCAAGCTTGCGGGGGATCGGCAGGGCGTCGGACTCGTCGTAGTCCGCGAAGACTGGTGGCAGGACGACCATCCTATCCGCCTCGAAGGGGCGGAAACTTGGGACCACAGGCGTCTTGCGTGTGATGACGAAGATGTGGTGTGCCGCCAGGGAGGTGATGCGCTCCACGTGCAACGAGAAAGCACCGGCGAATATGGCGCCCACGGCCAGCCAGTCGAGCTGTCCGTACTCGTGCACGTAGGCCTCGCCGCCGTGGGCCCCGGGGAGGTAGTCGAAGCCCTCAGCGCGGTAGTTGATCCGGTAGAGCTCCGGGTACAAGCTGGGGTGCCGGTGACGCGCTTCGATCGGGAGCACGAGCGTGGCGTACACGGACACCAGCTTCGGGGAACGCTGGAACAGCTCCACCACGTCGCGCGGTGCCATGTAGTGCAATGCGTCGTGCACGAAAGCCAGCGCGGTGCGGGCGGTGGGGAGGGCTCGCCTGGGTTGGGAGTCGACTCCCGTGATGCGCGTGAAAGCCTGGGACAGGCGGGTGTCCGCGCGCGGGTTGGC